CATTCTTGATATCGATGAATGCTTTAACCCATTCTAACCCGTTCTCTAAACGCTCCGTAGGAACTACTTGTGCGTTTAAGTCTTCTAATTGATCTTCCCAACCTGGCTCTAAAGGCGGTAAAGTAGCTAACGGGTAAACCTCTACTCGGTATGATTGAGTATTCGGTAATGGCTTCGCTACATGTACCATAGCAGGCTTGCTCACATCCATGAAGGACATTGCTGGGCCGTTAGGGCCTTGTGGGTTTAACATTGGGTTACCTAACTTCTCGATGATACCATTGTAAGCTGATACCGGAAGGTCTAACGTACGTACAACATATTTACCTTCTGGATCGCGCTCTTGTAAGTACTGTGTTTCCATTTGCCCTGTTTGTGGGTTCTGTACTTGCTGCGTTACTACTTTAATGATGTTAACTTTAAAGAAGATACGTGGCTTAACTTGTCCGTATCTAGATGGAAGCATTTGCTTGTCTGTCCATTCAGCGATAGCTTGCTCTAAGATAGAACCTGGATTTGGGTTAGCATCTAACATGAAGTTCTGCTTTAACTCTTTTCCTTTAGATGTACGAGCTTCTAAGAAGATGTTACGGAACTTCACTGCAAATGGTTCTGTATCCATGTTACGTGCCGGTAGCAGTTGGAAGAATACCTCTGGTGTAGTTGTGCTGTTAAAGTAAACACCTTTGTGTTTTGTTTTCGGATATACTGTTTTTGGATTGTCGTTATTTCCACCTGTGTGTTGTTCTACTTCTGCTTTAGCTTGGTTAATTAAATCTGCAAATGACATAATATATTTTCCTCCTAATGTATGTAACTAATTTTTTTTTAAATTTGTTTGCTAGTTTATGTGATTAATGTTTTTGTTTATATTCTTTGTACTCTTTACGAGCTTTAGCTAATCTTCGTTGTGCAAGGAATAGTGACACGATCAATGTCAGGGTGAATATGATGTCTCCAATGTCCTCTAAGTTGCTGTTCAGATCAGTATCTGCTCCGAAAGCGCCGATACCAAGTAAAACAATCCCAACCCACATAACTACTGAGATGATAATGTCTGTAATGACTTCTCGTTTAGTTACTTCCACGATTTCTCCTCCTCCCTTAGCTCTATTAATAGTTTAACATAGAGTGTATGTTAGAGTCAAGCATTTTATACTAATCTTTTTGATCTTTCTTCTGCTAAATAATCGAGTACTTCTTGACGCGAATCAAACCCGTTCTCCTTTAACCGTTTATCTATTGAATCTGGAAAACGATCCTCTGAATACATGATAAACTCACCGTTCAGACGCACTTGATAGCGTTCGAAGTTACCATCTTCACCATACATCTTTTCAAATGAATAACGTAGTCCACTCTTCTCCATTTACTTTCCCTCCTTTTTCTTCTTCTCTAGGTCTCTCCAAATGTCGATAACCAAAATCAGTACAGGAGCTAACACAGCGGAAATTATAGAATCTCTATTGTTAGGAAACGTCTGCCCATACACTATCTGTTCGTATATTGTCCAGATGATTCCTATAATCGCATAAAGGAACAGCGACTTAGCTAAATATTTAAGTAGCCCTCCTGACATTATTTCACCCCTTTTACTAGGAGCAAGTACAGCCCGTGAGAAGCTCCCCCTATTATAAACCAGAACCCTAACCAGTCGTACCAGTTAGTATAGCCTTTAATTTCAAAGTAGTCATGTGCAGCCATACCTAGAGCCAGAGCTCCGCCAAAGTTTAAGATAACGTAAAGAATATAGTTAAATGTTTTAATTATGTTCATCCTCCTTTAAATCAAACAGTTCTAATTTAATAGCTTCGTTAGGGTAAAACCCATACCCTTCTACTTCCATAGGGTCTTTACTCTGATTTAACCGGCGAGCCATCATTTCCATTGCAGTTGTGACAGGTACCTCAATACCAAAGCTACCAATGCTATAGTGGATCATAACTTTTACAACCATTAGTAACCACCATCTGCGAAGCGACTTGTTCCTGCTCCGTAGCCTTTCTGATCTGATATTTGTTTACCATATGACTGTAGCATGTCCTTACGCTGCTCAAATGACTTCACAATACGTGTAACATAACCTATAACCATATTATAATAGTGTAGGTTCCCTTGGATGGTAGCGTAGTTCTCGTGCGTCTTACGATATGTTTCTACGACATCTTTCGTAGCCTTTGTTTCTGTATTCTTATAATACTCTCGGGCCTCTGCATCAATCTGGGCCAGCGCTTGTTCTGCTTTTAGTTCAGCAGACTCTTGGAAGTATTTTAACTTCTCTAGAACAGATGACCAGTAGATGTACTTAGCCGGTTGTTCTAACATCTCTTGCATTAACTGATGTTCGTTAACTTTAAGCTCTTCTTTAAGATTGAACACTTGTGTTTGCCCAGTCTCGTCTTTTAAAACAAGATGGTCAAAATCGAATGATCCGATGTTAATCTCCAAAGGTTTCCCTCCCTTACTCTTCTATCTTATAACCACCAGCACTAACATTTCTCAGACAGCTATCAATATACTGTTGTGCTTTATGAATACTCTGCATTGCATCTTCTTTCGGGTAACCATAGCGCAGTTTATCTACCACGTCGTTTAGCTCGTCTATTGCATCGTGCGCATAAGACATTCCATCTTCATAGCCTTCGATCGTGCGGTACATCTTATTGTGTCTACGTTCAGTCATTCTTTTCTCCTCCTTGTTTAACGTAATCTAAGAGCTTTTTCCAATCGAATACCATTGTTCCATTAGCTAGAGCTTCAATATTATTCTCTACGTTGTCAGGGTGAATACCATACACTAGTTTTCCGTTAGCATAAACAGCAATACCCTCCTCTTTATACGGGTCTGATTTATCTGCCTTGAGTCTACCATATATTGCTGTCGCGTAGCTAGACTCGCTATAAATTTCACCTCGCTCATTAGTGCGGATTTGGTGGCCTTCAGACTGAATAACACAGTTAATAAGTTTAACCTCGTTTAATTGAGCCACTTCACCCGGATCGATGTATACGTTACAATTAGTTGCCGTTAAATCCTTAGCAACCATTCTCTGCATAACATTGCTTTGATGTGGACTTAAAACTTCGATTTTCATATTCGTTTCTCCTCCTTTGTAATTGAGAGGGCTTGTATCACCCTCTCTGTATTAACTATACTACACTATCATAGTCTCTACGTCAACTATAAACTAGAAACTTTTTAAACTTTTTTATGCCATAGCTTGATAAGCAGATTTACTTGCTTCAATTGCTGCTTTCATTTCTTTTTCTTTCTCTTCATCAATTATCTTAGACTCACGGTAGTTCTTCACTTTCTTCTTATCTAGCTGGTATTTACAATAACCTGCAATAGAGCTGAATGTGTTCATCTCTTCTAGATCGTAGTCTACCATGTCATTATAGTTAACCCCTACCTCGATGTCTGCTACAATCGGATAGCGAAGTTTCTCGCCTTTCCAATCGATGAACAACCAGTCTACAGGTAAGTTCTCCATGACATACTTCATAACCTTAGCCATTGTGTGTACTTCTTCCTTCGGACAATCTGCTACGATGGAGTCATGTACTGTTAGGATTAACTTAGAGCGCATGTTATTCTGTTTAATAAAGCGGTTAATGTAAATAACAGACGTATTCGTTAAGAAGGCACCCGAACCCTGGATGATTGTGTTTACACTCTGTCTTAGTGCAGAGTTACGCTTAGACTTGTCTTGTGAGTAAATCTCTCTTAGGTTACGTCTAAAGCCCTGTAAGCAGTTTACATACCCATTTTCTTGAACTACCCTATGGGTACTATCAATGTACTCTTTTACACGAGGTTTGTTACGGAAGTATTTATTAAACACCTCTTCCGCTTCTTCTACTGTCATGTCGTTCTTAGGGGCGAATGAAACCTATATACCGTCTCTTTCGAGATACTTTAACTACCGTTTTACGGTACGGAGTAGATCATATTATAGTCTTATAACCTTTATAAGACCCGTGGCACTTCCATATAGGGATCACACCCTACATGTACTCTACTCGGTTACTCACTAGAGATATGGCTCTAGTTACCCTTTCGATGATCGTTGCACTTATCCACTCTCACATGGCCTAATTATTAATCTAAATATTTAAATGTCCACCCTTTGTGTTGCACTTCCTTTCCTTTCACACACTTAGTAATTAAAGAAGCGCAAAGGTTATGTTCCCTGGCGAACTGAGCCTTATTACTAAAATGGTGCAACTCACCCGTAGGGGATTTACCCTCCACCACTCGACTATTCTTATACTCCGGTGGCTTAGGTGTTGACCCATCCTCGAAATAGAACCGCCATTTCTTGTGATGTCGAGCAGTTCCATGAATACACTGAGCTATGCACCGGGAGCTCAGGTTGTGTGCATTCGCAAAGTCCTGCCTACACTTGAATCTGTATTCTACTCCATCAGGGGAAACTCCTATGACCCATTTATCTGTATTTTTCTCTATATCCGGAGTAGACCCGTCTTTAAACTTGAATTGCCACCCTTTGTGGAACTTTTGTTTACCATGGATACAGAAGGACACTTGTGTCGTATTAACATCGTATTCTCTACAAAATTGTTCAATGTTAAAGAACTCGTATACCGTCCCATCAGGGCTTATTCCTACGATATCGTTTTGTTGGTGGGGTTTATAGCGTCTATTATCTGTCTTAGACGCGAAAGTACATGTTTCAGGTGAGTAGAGCTTGTTACCTTTATACTTTATATCCTTGTCTAGCTCTAACTCGGAGTTTATGTACCTATCATAGTCCCAACCATCTACCTCATCGATAGTGTTGTAGAACCCTTCAAAAGTTTGCCATTGTTCGCAGACTGTCACGCCGTTACCTCCATATAAATGGTAATACTTATTGTCGGGGTTGTTACATCGTCTGTGCATGTCCTTATAAAGGGTGTAAATTTTCTTGTACAATTTATTATTATACGATTTGACTAGATCGCTGTAATTTGGTTTACTCATAAAGTCCTCCTATAAGTAACCATGTGAGAGTTTACTTAGCACAGAATTACCCTCGGCTCTACGTTAGGGCTTCCTCTGTTAGCCCGTAATTTACGGACACCCTACATGTGTAGGTTCACCACGTTTTCATAGCTAGTCACCTAACTATGCCCCTAATTGGAAATTTAAGGGAGTCTCGCCGTAAGCTAGGCCAAAAGTCACGGCCTTCGCCATTGAACGCATATCATCTGTTACTTCCTCAACTGGTACCCCATATACGAATGTAGCAGTCTCTTTGTGTAAGTCTTTCCCGTCTAGGAAAGCTTGGGTCATGTCATCGTCACCTGCTGCAAGTCCAAGCACTCTCGACTCTAAGCTCGAGAAGTCGGCTTGTAGAAGAGCCCCACCAGGGAACCTTGTTTCAAACATACGTTTAATAGGATGCTGGTAGTCAAAACGAGTAACATCCCCGGTCTTTCTTGGCAATTGTTGTAAATTTGGGTTGGAACTGGAAAGTCTGGAAGTTTCTGTACCAGTTATGTTGAAGTTACAGTATATGTTCCCTTTACTATCGACCATGCTTAGTAGCTTGTATGTAAAGTTCTGCTTACGAGTCTTAACTAATGAATGCGTTAAGAGTAAGTCGGCTAGTTCTTTCGATCCTTCAAAGTGTTTCGATACGTACTCTAACGCACCTTTATTGGCCTTGTAGTGGAACCATTCGATCTCTTCCTCTGGAATTCCTTCTTCAGATGCAGAGTCTACTAGGAACTCTTTATTATATGGCATCTTGTTACCTGTATATTTGAACAATACCTTCTGCTTATGTTCAGAGGAGTTTGGATTAAACATATGCTTTCCGTCTTTATACTTGTCACGGAGTTTAGCAATGTCATTATCTCGATCCGCTGGTTTCTTTGCCCACTCAGCAAGCCCAATCTGGTATAGCTTTAAGTTGTCTGCTTCTAGCTGCTTCACTTCATCAATCTTGCGCATTTCCTGTAGGATAC